GATTCAAAATCCATGGATCATCCGTGGTCAACATGCGGTCGGCTTTAGTGAGGGAATCTATACACTTCAAGAGAAATCCTCCAGCTACGTCTTCATCTTCTGCAGATGTCTCATCATTTTGCAGAGACCATCCTTCGAAGATAACTTGACGTTCACACTCAGCAACATGAGTGTACAATGGTATCAAGTAGGTGGGAGAACCACCCAACAATCGACCATTACCTATGATGGCAGAACCTTCGGTTATACCATATTCATGGAGTGCAACGTCCATGTTCACAGGCTTTGTTCCAAACTTGAACCACATATCCACGGTGAGTAGATTGTATCTGTGGCAAATCTGACGCATCGTTTCAAACGGTGATGCGTACACCGCAACCTTCCGGTCAAACACATAAACAAATACATTGATATTACTATCACAACAGAAAACTTTATTTTTATTTTGTTTTTTGGTCGTGCAAGATTGCTTAGGCACAAGAGTGCCAGTTCGCGAGCTCTTCATACTTTCGAGACAACGAATATCTTTCAAGTAAGTAAAGAAACTAGCACCATGCAACAAATCTTCCTGCACACGCTCCTGAATGAGCATCATTTGGGTATTGACGTACGACTCGGTAAATGTATTGTTTGCCATTATATTGAGTCTTGGTTATTTGTAGTCTTTCCTACTGTCCACAGTCTTTCCTGCAGTCATGTGCCATTCTGGCACAAATAGCTGTATCACAGCTTAGATGTCTAATCCATCAGTCGTAAAGTATAATCAACTCTACAATGGGTAATAAGTGAATTTCTCAACGAACGGAAACCCACAATCATGCAATCCGCACCCGTCAAAGTGCTTCATGCAGACGTGTACCAATCAAAAGAGAAACTATTACTCTTTCGCCAAAAGTGACGTGAAACAGAACTCCATCCAAAAAAGGATCGGAGGGCTTACAACGTGGGATGAAACGATAGTGTGTGAACTTAAGGGGACCGCCCTATAGTCAAACACAATCAAATCACATTATGAACCACTAATCGCCAGTAATTCTGAATACACATATTATGGGTACTAAAGCACAGTTTCAACAAATGACTTCGTTGTGCTTATCTACTTCCTCTCCATTGCTTTACTGAAAACAGTGTAGGAGTTTAAGGACTTCTCGGTCCATGGGGGGGGTTAGTCGATGTTGTTGTTGCGCTATAAACGTTAAAAACGTCTTATCCTTTGATCCTCAGCGGTATTCCTTCGCTGCATACAATTCTGAAATCTTCCTGGTGCCTCAAGGGCCCTATAGTTACAGAATCGCAGCCCGTATAAGTTGCTGGAATCCTAACTCGAAATCAATCAGAACAAGATCTTCCTGGTACCATATTTCAGGCCCTATAGTTATGTCCTGATATATATCGTAGTAAGGCAGATGGTAGCGCCCATCCTAGTTCTCCAAAGAGAACCTAGAAGATAAATGTACA